CCCACGTGCACCCTGCCAGTCCGCAATCAACTGTTTTACGTGGTGGCTGGATATTGGATATTTCAGACGTTGAACCTAAGGCATCTGCATCGCATGCAATGCCTTATAAAAATAGCTCTAATGCACTTGTTACGGTAAAACCTCAAATTGACCCTAAAAAAGTTTCTTCGCGTGTTGCGCAGGGTTTAAAAAATGCTGCTGCTGGTGCTGTATCTACAGGAAATGGCTATGTAGCTCTTGGTGCTTTGGCTTGTGGCCTTTTTGATTGTGGATCAGCAATTGCGGCTTTGGCTGATTGGGGTGTAAATCAGCTAAAGGATAACGGGGATGGCACTTTTTCTATTGAATCACAAGATGCCTCTGCTCGTGTCGATGTTTCTAATGGCTACATGTATGCGCAGTCTGGTGTTAATGATGCGCCTTGGTTTCTTACAAAATCAGAGCTTGCCCATTCCGTTAGTATTGAATGGGCTGGTAAGAGAGTTTGTTGGGCAACTGAATCTGAAAGTGCTTATCGCTGTCGGATTGTTAGTAGTGGGCAAGAATATGGTTATGCGATGAAACGTACGCTATCAGCCTGTGTTGCAGGTGCACGCGTTGTAAATGGCGTTTGTGATGCTGATATACCTAATACTTCTGATTCTGTAGAAACCTATCTCCAAAGTAACTACATGGGGAAAGGCTGGAATCATCATTGGGCAAAAATGACTGCTGAAATTGTCAAAAACGGCGGCAATGTTTTTACAGATGGCACCAGCACTGATATCACTGGCCCTGCAATCGTTCCTGTTTCAACATCTGAAACCCAAACCTCTGTCAGCCTTGTGCCTGGAACAACAACACCTGCGCCTTCTGGGCACACTGGCCCCACTGAATCCGGCACGCAAACAACGACAACAACAACGACAGCGCACAACAAATACAACCCTGCGCCCATGACTTCCGGTAGCTCCGTCTCTCCTGCCTCAGGCCCTTCGATGGAAACCACGCAGAAAACCACCACCACGACAAGCATCACCAATAACGTCACGAACATCACTAATATCGTTAACGAAACGACGACTGAAAAAGATGAAGCTCCTGAAGAAAACGCGACCGACACCCCTTTGAGCGCCATTCCTGAGCTTTACAAGCAAAAGTACCCTGACGGCCTGACTGGTGTTTTTAACGACTTTAAAAACCGTATTAACACCACTTCTTTTGTGCAGTTGATTAGTGCATTAACTCCGAATATTTCCGGTGCTGGCACATGTCCTTCATGGACTATTGATTTGACTTGGACGCCGGGTGGCTCAATGGGGCGTCACACAATTGGCCCTGATATTTGCTGGATTTGGCCTATTTTAAAAATCATTGTGATGGTGACAACGCTGTTTACTGTCCGTCGCTTGATCTTTGGGGGGTGATATGGGCGGAATGTTTACAACCCTGTTCGCCAAAATTGCAGCAGTAGTGCAATGGTTCTCTGATTTATTTGTAGCTATATTCGCGGCAATTTGGCATGTCCTTACAGATTTGGTTTGCTGGTTTTTTGAATCATCGCTTGGCATCGTTTTCACTGCTGTTGATGCAATTGATGTATCGGGTTTTAGCACTGCCATCGGTTCATTCTCTCAGTTGCCTGCTGAGATTCTTAACATCCTGATGTTGCTGGGATTTGGCGAGGCGATGGTAATAATTGGCTCTGCCTTGCTCATTCGATTTGGACTGCAATTAATCCCATTTGTGAGGCTTGGTTCATGATTGATTTGCTAGAGGGAATTCCGGGTTCGGGCAAGAGTTATGAGGCCGTTGTTTATCACGTCCTGCCTGCCTTAAAAAAGGGGCGCAAGGTCATTACAAACCTTCCCCTCAATGTTGAAGCCTTTGTGAAGCTGGATGCCCGTTATGGTGATCTGATTGATGTTCGCAAGTCTCCGCGTCCAGTGCTTGGCATGTGGGATGCTGAAGCTGCAAACCGTGGTGAAAGTTGCTTCAAGCTGGGCGAGTTCCTCATGCCTGAAGATGAAGAGGTCGATTTAGGTGTCGGTCCTGATCGGTTTGAGACTTTCGAGTTTGAGGGTAGGCCTGCAATGCACCCGCCACTGGGTATCAAGCTGTTTGGTCATGTCTGGGATTTTTACGATGACTGGCGCGGCCCTGACAACATCGGCCCCCTGTATGTCATTGATGAGTGCCACGTCTCTTTCCCCCGCGAAGATCTCCGCAAAAAGCGTCATACGCCTGATGACGTGATTCAGTGGTTCAAGCTCCACCGTCACTACGGTGCTGACGTTGTTTTGATGACCCAGCGCATGAAGGCCTTGGAAGAGGACATAGCAGGGCTTGCGCAATTCCACATCCGTGTGCACAAGGCCCATTTCTTGGGAAAGCCTGATGAGTACGTGCGCAAGGTCTTGGCCGGATACAAGGGTGGTGAGGTGCAGGTCAATGAGCGGAAATACCTTAAACAATATTTCCCCCTGTACCAAAGCCACACGCAGGGCGGGACAGTCATTGAATCCGGTGCGCGTGACCTCTCAAGCACATTCACCAAGGTAAAGCGTTCCCGCAACATCATGTTTGCACTCAGCGCTGTGGCGGTCGTCTATGCCTTCTGGGCGAACCTCAAGCCTGCACCCAAGCCCCCGCATTTGGAGACGCTGACCAAGGCAATAGAAACCGTTCCCCCTGGTCAAACTCTGGTTGATATCAAGCCTGACGGCACTGCTGTGCACGTGCCTTCATCCTCCATCTCGCAAAACCCGTATTTACTCCCTGATGCTGGAACGCCTGCACCAGCACAGCCTGCAAAAACGGCCACGCCTGAGCCTTTGGAGGGCAAAACGGTGCATCTGGTGGGCATGATGTACATGCCATCAAAAGGCACGG